CGAGCAAGAACCTGATCCGCTGATTGCGTGTTTGACCGGCATCATTGCGCAATATGACCGTGAGTTCGACAAATGGAAAAAACGAAGCAAAAAAATCATTGAACGCTATCGTGATGACAACCGAAGCGCGAACAATGGAGGGGCATCAGTAAGATTTAATATCCTCTGGTCAAATGTTCAGACGCTTGTGCCGGCGACGTTTGCTCGATTGCCTGAGCCTGATGTATCTAGGCTTTTTCTAGATAATGACCCTGTTGGTCGTGTTGCTGCGCTGATACTTGAGCGCGCATTGAAATATGAGATTGGTCATTATCCAGACTACGCAGCGAGTATGCGGCAATGCGTGTTTGATCGGTTTCTCGGTGGGCGTGGAACTTCGTGGGTACGTTATGAGCCACATTTCAAGGCGGCTCAGTCGGGTTTGCCAACTGATGGCGTTGAGATCAGCGAGGACATTGATGAGCCAGGAGAGGAACTGGATTACGAGTGTTCTCCTGTTGATTATGTTCATTGGGAAGATTTTGGGCATTCGGTAGCGCGGACGTGGGAAGAAGTCACGCACGTATGGCGGGTTGTTTATCTTAATGAGGACGCTGTTAAGGAACGCTTTGGCGAGGAAATGGCTAAAGAGATTCCTTACGACTCATCACCTGAGAAAAAAGAACGGGCTGTATCGGGAGAAAAAAATCCCAAACAGGCAAAGATTTACGAGATTTGGGATAAAGACAAAAAGCGGGCTTATTGGTATTCTAAGTCGCTGACCAAGATCATTGACCAGCGAGATGACCCGCTTGGGTTATCTGAGTTTTGGCCTTGTCCAAAGCCATTATTTGCAACTATTACCAACGAGACATTGGTTCCGGTTCCTGACTACACGCTTTATCAGGATCAGGCGCGTGACTTGGATGTGCTGTCTGACCGTATTGATGGACTGATTAAGGCAATGCAGGTCAAGGGCGTCTATGATGCGTCTGTTCCTGAACTGGCAAGGCTTTTCACTGAGGGCGGTAATACTGATTTGATTCCGGTCAAAAACTATCAGGCATTCTCGGAAAAGAACGGGCTGCGCGGAGCAATCGACATTGTTGATCTATCTCCGTTTGCTGACGCTCTCAAGCAATGCTATTTGGCATTTTCGCAGGTCAAGGAATACATCTACGAGATTACCGGCATCAGCGACATTGTGCGCGGGCAGACCAATCCAAACGAGACTTTGGGCGCACAGCAGATCAAGCAAAACTTCGTCGGCCTGCGATTAAAGGACATGCAGCATGGCGTAGCAAAATTCTGCGCTGAGGCAATCTGCATAAAAGGTCAGATTATCTGCGCTAAGTATTCCCCAGAAACAATTTTGAGAATTTCGGCTGCAGAGCAACTATCTGAATCAGACAAACCGCTTATTCCGCAAGCAATGGCACTGTTGATTGGGCCTGAACGTATGGCCAATCCAGAAGCAAGCCAAGGCCCAAATCCTACGCGAGAATTTAGGATTGATATTGAAAGTGATTCGCTTGTGGAAATGGACGAGGCGACCAACAAGCAGGATCGTCTTGAATTTCTTAAAGCAACTGGCGCATTTATCAAAGAAGCGTTTCCCGTCATTCAAGCATCTCCTGCCGCTGCACCATTGCTTGTTGCAATGTTGAAATTTGGCGTGACCGCATTCAAGGTTGGGCGCACGATTGAGGGGGATTTTGATCTTGCGCTGGATCAGTTGAAACAGCAGGCCGCGCAGCCACAACAACCCAAACCTGATCCTGAGATGGAGCGCGTTAAGGCTGATACGCAGATACAACAAGCGCGAGTCCAGGCTGATCAGCAAACCAATCAAATGAAGATGCAGGCTGCGCAGCAGGAAACGCAAGTGAAAATGCAGGCTGACGCGCAGATGGAGCAGATGCGTATGCAAGCTGAATCTGAGCGGAACATGCGCGAGCTACAGGCTAACGCTGCTGAGAGTCAGCGAACTGCGGCTATGCAGCAAGACACTGAACTGAAAAAGGCTGCGTTGCAGATTGCGGGGCAGATCGAAGTTGCTCGCATTACTTCTGCCGCGCAAGAGCGGGCTGCTGCTCGTAATGCTGAAGTGGAAAGCGAGAATGAGGCAAAAGAATCTGCTGAATCGGAAGCCAAAGAACAGGCAGGCGCACAAACGCAAGAAGTTATGAATCGCTTGCTTGAAACGCAAGCCGAGTTGCTAAAAACGATGTCACTGCCCAAGCAAGTCATGCGCGATGGCGAAGGCCGCATCATTGGCATGCAGGTAGTCAAGTAATGGCTTCCTACGTCAAATATCAGATTGGCACAGAGGTACTACTAGAGGCAGGCAATGCCGCAACGGATACTTGGCAGTTGATCCTATCGAACACCGCGCCTGTGGTCGCTACCGATACCACGGCTGCGAGTGCTACCGAATTGGGTACGGCTGGCGGTTATACGGCTGGCGGGGTGAACTGCACCATCACCTCAAGCACGCAAACTGCTGGTGTGTACAAGTTGATTCTCGCGGCTCCGGCATCCCCGACTTGGACAGCTTCGGCTGGTGGTTTCACTTTCCGCTACGTGATTCTGTACAACCTGACGCGCACACAATGTATCGGGTATTGGGATTACGGTTCTGCTTTAGCTCTCAACGGAACCAACGGCGACACCTTCACCCCGACCCTTGATGCTTCGGGTGGAACGTTCACGGTGTCGTAATGCTCCTTCTTACTTCAGCGACTGATGTAATACAGATTGTCACGGGGTCGGCTATCACGCTGGATGTTCACGCATCTTGGGTAGACAACGCCTCCGGGACAATCACGCCGGGTAGGACGAACACAGAGATAGCGACTGCCGCCACCACGACTGTAGTAACTAGTCCTGCTGCGGCCACCCAGCGCAACGTTCAGACGATGCTGGTAACGAATCTAAGTGCTTCGGCGGGACAGGTAACAATCAACTACTTTGACGGCACTGCAACAGTAACTTTATTCAGCTTGTCATTGCTGGCTGGATACACGGTTCAGTTTGCAGCGGGTAGCGGGTTCACGGTATTCACTTCTGCTGGTGTGATTTTGAGTGCGGGTGCTACGGGTGCAACAGGCCCAACGGGGCCACAAGGCCCGCAGTTGGTTTCGGTGATGCAGGGCGACCCGGGCGAGGATGCGTCTGAATATTATGGGCTGACAACTGGGGTAACAGATCGGTCTAAATTGGCCCCCAACGCAAAGAATTGGGCCTTTCTTGGTCGAGGAACTTCCGGTGCCGCAGTACGGACGGGGGTTGTTGTTTGGGCTGGAACGTACACACAACTAATGGTCGAATATTTTATTGCTGGATACGCAGGTGCCGGTGTCGGTAGGATTCTGTGTGGTAACACTGCTCCAAACGAAGCTGCAACGGACTGCTGCACAGCACTGATCGAAGGCGTAACGCTTACCTCCACATCGGTGTCCGTTACTGGATGGCCCACTGCGGTTAACACGGCTGCGGCAGCACGGTATGGGGTGATGTTCATCGACAACCAGGCCACGTTCGTTAAGCGGATGATTGGTAACGGTCAATACGCCGGAACTGCTCCAACTACAGTTCCGACAATGATTCAACACGCGGGGATGTACAACAACTCTGCCACATCCATACAGCAGATGTCGTTCGTGTCTTTTGCCACCGTCACCACAAACGTAATAGGCGCGGCTTTTACCACAGGCACATACTTCAACGTCTGGGGTCGCAACAATGACTAAGGAACATCATGCAAAATAAAACCATACGACTTGGCCCGATTGCCGTACCTGCTACGGTCACCAACTTGTTCAACCCGCCTACGGTGACAGGTGGCACGAACCCCCCAGCGCTTTCTACCGCCACTTACTACATCGTTAAGCATATCCGTATCCTCAATAAATCCACTACAGTAGCGGTAACATTTAGCGGGTTTATCGGCTTGACGGGCGGCAGCGCGGCAGGAACTGAATTTCTTGGCTCTGCTATTTCTATCGCGGCTAACTCAACCTATGATTGGTACGGGGCTTTGCGCCTAGATACCGCCGACTTCTTTACTGGGTCTGCGAGTGTGGTCACGACCTTGGTTATCCAAGCTGAAGGCGAGATCGGCATAGCCGGGTAATACTTAAACATGGGGTACTGCAATGGCTGTAAAGTATCTATATGTTCCGGTATATGTAGATAAGGGCTGGTTCAGTGTAACCCTCACCGATCAGGGTTGGTTCTTTGATGAACTGACCACGACCGGCGGCGGGGCGGTCAACTACACGCTGGTCTGTGCTAGTGGTTCGTATGTGTACACAGGGCAGGCGGCGACGCTTGGACTGGCAAGGAAGTTAAGTCTAGCCGTTGGTGCTTACGTCTACACAGGCCAAGCGGCGACACTGACGGTAGCAAGACGGTTGGCGCTAGACGCAGGGGCATACATTTATGTAGGAAACGATGCCACTTTACGGCTTGGGCGTAACCTTACGCTTGACTCGGGGGCGTACAACTACGCAGGAAACGACGCCACGCTAGACTATGTTCCAGGCGGCGTTGACTACACGCTAGTTTGCGAGGCCGGAGCATACGTCTACACCGGGCAAGACGCCACGCTTAATTATCAGCCTGTCTATGCGGTCATTGATACGCATGACGGCGGCAAGAAACGCAGGCATGAAAACCCGTTTGAGGACAAGAGCAGAAAAGAATTGCGGGTTTTGCTGGAAAAGGCTATAAGCGTTGTAAAAGCAACGGAAAATACTGAAGTTGTTGCGCAGCCGGTTGAGGCTCAAAAAACCGCTGATTTGAGCAGGGAACAGGTTAGACAAATCATTGCAGACATTTACACAAATGTTGCAATGCAAAAAGCAGCAAAAGAATTTGATGATGAAGAAGTGGTTTTACTCCTCTTATAAATGAAAGGCAGATCATGACTACAGCAAATGAATTGGTACGAGTTGGTATTCCTCCGGTTGCCGCGACTGTTATGCCAAGCGGAACAATAGCGGCTGTAACTGCTACAACTTCCTCAACGCAAGCAACCGCAGTTGAACTTGCCGCCGGCGTTAATCGCATTACCGGATCGGATGGCGTAAAACTGCCAGCGGCAAATCCAGGCGATCAGTTTTCTCTGATTAACGATACTGGATCAACCATCAAAGTATGGCCTCCAACTGGCGGCGCTATTCAAATTCCAGGCACAAGTTTTGGTAGTGCTGTTGTCAATACCGCTGGAAACCTAACCACATACAGCAATGCGGTTTATACCTGTGTTATTGGCGGCGCGGCCAGCCTTTGGTCAGTCAATAAGTCTGCGTAATGGCTGAAGTACGCGCATCGTCAGGGGTTCCAGTAATCGGCGCTTTTGCCGGTCTTGGTGCCCCTACGGTATGCGCTCCGGTTGTAGTGGATAGCGTAACAGGTGACATTTACACGTTAAAAACAGGGGATGTGGTTGTAAAAGCTGGTGCTGGTGGAACAGTAACAAGCGTTGGAATAAGCGCACCAACAGAAATAAATGTCGGAAGCTCTCCAATAACATCTTCTGGGATTATTGCATTAACATGGGCCGCACAATCTGCTGGATATATATTTTCAGGGCCAATTAGCGGCGCTAATGCAACACCTACATTTAAAAAATTAACATCATTTAATGCTAAAGCATCAGATACAAGTCGAAATAATACAACCGTATTAGCCAATGATCCTGATTTACTTTTTTCTATAGATGCTAATCAAACTTGGTTTGGAAGAGTATTTATTGATGTGCATAGCGGGATTAAAACAACTGGAATAAAAGTAACTATTGCCGCTCCTACTGGTGCATCTGGAACAATTCATTGCGCTATTTTTACAGATGCAACATCTGGAAACGTTAATTCCGTTTTAGATACTAATACATTAGGCGCTGCGCTTGATTTTACGGCAGCAAGTTTTCCAGGTAGTGTTACTACTGGATTTATGGAAATTCTTTGGCAAGTTGTAAATGGGGCAAATGCGGGAAACATTTCTTTGCAATGGTGCCAATCAACATCAAGCGCAACTGCTTTAATAATTGGGCAAGGTTCTCAAATGATGGGGAATAGGACTGCATAATGAGAAGCCGTTATGTGTATAACCCGCAAGGCGAGTTGATCTACGCCATTGAACGTGGCGTAGTGACTTGCGACAAACGTGATTGCGAAGTTGATCCTGGCTACATGGTTATGCCGGACATTCAACCGTATCAAAACATGGTCAACGGCGGGATTATTACCTCACGCTCAAAACACCGCGAATTCCTGAAACAGCATAACCTTGTTGAGATTGGTAACGAAAAGCAAAAGTCTGTTGCTGATTTGCGGAAAACCGGCGTAAAAGAATCGCTTGTTGCATCAATGCAGAGGGCAAAAGAGCAATATGGTACAAGACACGTTGAAAAGGCAATTTCAGATACTTTGAATAGGGCTTACGAGTTGCGGAGGCGATAAATGCAGACTTATTTGGATACTGCGCCAATAAAGACAATTCATAAGATCGAATTTGAAAAACTATTGGAATCAATCCCGCCGCATTTGCGGGTGTCAAAGAACGATGGGAAAAATAATCTGATTTGGCCTGTAATGGGTGAGAACGTAACGATTTATTATGTAGGCTAGAAATTTAACCTCGATCACCGGGATGGTGAACGTACCGTCAGATAACTCTGGCGTCCCTTTGTGGAGATTTACATGGAACAAGTTGAAGGCGCACAGGATACCCTGCGTGACACCATTCAAGCCAGTATTGTCGCCGTAACGCAGGAAAATGAGCCTGCGGAAATAGTCACGCCTGAACCGTCCGAATCAGCCGCTCAACGCGCCCGCGATGAAGTGGGTCGCTTTGCTAAAACTTCCGCTGACGCAGGACAAAAAGCCCTTAACGATGCAAAGGGCCAGCCTGCGCCTGTTGTCACGGAACTAAATGAGCCGGCAGCACAACCAATCCCGCGCCCCTCAAGCTGGTCTAAAGAAATGTGGCCGTTGTGGGACAAGCTAAACACCGGCGCAGCATTGACCGCACAAGAGGCACGTCAGGTCGCTGAATACAACGCCAAGCGCGAGACTCAGTTTGCTACTGGTGTATCCACCTACAAGCAGATTGCAGACAACGCCAAGCCGCTTTTGGACGCAATTCAGCCATTTCAAGAGGACATGCAGCGTCACGGCATCCAAGCACCGGAAATGGTGCATCGGCTCATGTCAGCGCACAAGTCGCTGTCTATGGGTAGCCCGCAAGAAAAGTTGCAGCAGTTTGCAACTCTGGCGCAGCAATACGGCATCCCTTTGCAGGCGTTTTACGATCAGGCTGCTCAACAGCAGTACCTGGCAACGCCGCATCAACCGCAGCAACAAGCACCACAACAGCCTCCAAACTTTGAGGCAATGATCGAAAAGACGCTGCAACAACGAGAACTTAACCAAACAATTGAGTCTATGCAGCGTGATACAACGAAGTACCCGTTTTTCAATTATGTCAGAAGTACGATGGCTCAACTCCTTGAGACAGGCGCAGCTAATGACCTTGACGATGCTTACCAGAAGTCACTTGATGCACCGGAACACGCAATGCTCTCTACCGCGATGGCTACACAGCAATCACAGGCAGCAGAAGCTCAGCGCGTAGCGGCAGCACAAACGACTGCAAGGATAGCTCGTGCCAATACCATATCTCCCCGCTCGTCAACACCGGCGGTTCCGGCAGCATCTGGTAACGGTAAAAAAAGTGTGCGCGAAAGTCTTTCTGAAGCGATGGAAATGCATCGCTCTAGCGCACGTATTTAATTTTTCAAGGAGCCAATTATGGCATTTGCAAACAGTGCTGTGACGGACATAATTGCGACCACAATTCAAAGTCGCACTCGTGCCCTTGCAGACAATTTTACAAACAACAACGCACTCGTTCAGCGCCTGAACGAACGCGGGAACGTCAAGCCGTTTAGCGGTGGAAACGTGATTTTGCAGGAACTGGCGTACAACGACTCGAATACCGCGAACGTGAACTCGTACAGCGGTTTTGAGTTAATCAACATTCAGCAAAACTCCCCAATCAGCGCAGCGCAATTCTCGATTGCACAATACGCGGCTGCTGTGACGATGAGCGGACTTGAAATGTTGCAAAACTCAGGCGAGGAAGCATTCATCGACTTGATGGAAGGCCGACTTGAAGTTACTGAGGGTCAACTGCTTAACCGGATTGGTTCCGATATTTACGGCACTGGCTCTGGAAACGGCGGTAAGAATCTGACTGGATTGGGTACTGCTGTGCCTGATACTGCAACCACTGGAACGTATGGCGGGATTTCTCGTTCTTCGTTCTCGTTCTGGCAGTCAAAGTCTTATTCCGGTGTAACTAATGGTGGCGCTGCTGTTTCGGCCGCAAACATCGTTGCTTATATGACCGCGCTTGCTGTTCAGTTGGTACGCGGATCAGACAAGACCGATTTGATTGTGGCTGACAATACCTACTATCAGTATTACATCAACGCACTTCAAGCAATTCAGCGTGTGTCCAGCGATGGCACTGGAAAAGCGGGAAGTGGCTTTGCTGCCGTGAAGTTCTACGCGGGCGGCATGGCGGCTGATGTGGTGCTTGACGGTGGTGTATACACCGGCGGCGATAGCGTGGGCAGTTGGACTGGTGCAACGAGCAGCCATATGTGGTTCCTCAACACCAAGTACTGCTTCCTGCGGCCACACAAAGACAGAAATTTTGTCCCGATCGGCGGCGAACGGCAAGCCGTTAACCAAGACGCAGTTGTGAAACTCATTGGATGGGCTGGTAACTTCACCATGTCCAATAGTTTCCTCCAAGGCGTTTTGATAGCGTAACCAAGGAGAAAAAACATGGCCTACACTATCGCAAATCCGCAAATTGGGCAGCTTCCGATCAATCAGTTTGATTCGGGAATTGTTTCTCCTTACAACGTAGTAACTGGCAGCGCAACAACCATTCCGACGCCTCCTTTGTCGCCGGGTATGATTGTTACTGCCAATGATCCGACCTATGGCGCAGGCGAATTTATCCTGTTGCCGGGGTGCGCTTCAACGATTGTTGGTTCGTTGGTTCGTTACAACGCAACCAGCTTTGCGACTACTTTGCTGGTAAATACTACGGTTCAGGTTATGCCTGTTGCTGTAGCAATGTCAGCGAACATTGTTTCAACTACGTGGGGTTGGTATCAAATCGCGGGTCAGGCGCTTATTGCCAAGACAGCGGTTATCCTGCTTCCAAACGTGGCGGTTTATATTTCCGCTACGGCAGGCAAGATCAAGGCGCTGGCTTCGGCTGGATTGCAGATCATGGCTGCAAGAACGGGTTCGGCTACTACGGCCAGCGCGTCCGGTACTGTTGTTGTGTTTATCAACAGGCCTCACGCACAAGGCCAAATAACCTAACTAGGTGTTATTTAATTCCCTCTGGATTAAACTCCAGGGGGAATTATTTCAACTTGATTGGGATTTTAAATGTTTCAAAAACGGTTTTCTTGTGCATTTTGCGGGAATCATACAATAGAGATTCTTGACTATGGAACCGTTGCATTAGCTGGTGGATTTTTAAAGCCAGAACAATTTGCAACTGAAGAAAAATATCCGCTTTCTTTACATTTTTGTGAGCGGTGTTATGCGGTTCAAATTCCGCAACATATTCCACCTGAAAAAATGTTTTCAAACTATTTTTATTTTACTTCGGCAACTAATACAATGCGCAAGCATTTTGTTTCTTATGCCAATGAAATAGTTAGATTGTTTAATCCAAAATCTGTTGTTGAAATTGGCTGTAATGATGGTGGTTTGTTATCGTCATTGGCAGATCATGGGGTAAAAGTAACTGGTATTGATCCTGCGTCAAATGTAGTGAAATCAATTACTGATAAACGAATTAAAGTTATTAACAGTTTTTTGAACGAAACAATATCAAAAGAAATTGGCAAAGTTGATGTTGTCATTGCAAACAACGTATTTGCGCATATTTCAAAAATACATGAAGCAACTTTGTGCATTTCAAACATGCTTACCGATAATGGCGTATTTATATTAGAAGTTAATAAGTTGCATAGCATGATTACTGACCTGCAATATGATTGGGTCTATCACGAACATTTGTATTATTACTCAACCATTGCTTTGCAAAGGCATTTGCGAAATCACGGACTTGAGATTTTTGATATGCAGAATTTGCAAACACATGGAGGGTCTGCAAGATATTATGTATGCAAATCAAAAAAACGACCAATAACGAAATCCGTTACTACGCAAGTTGAACGCGAATTATGGATGGGGTTAGATAAAATTGATCGGTTTATGAAGTTTTCTGATTCAGTAAAACAACATCGCGTATCTATGCGTGAGTTTATGGGTCAGATAGATAAAAAAAGAGTTGCTGGATATGGGGCTTGTGGACGCACCAATACCATGATTCAATATTGCAACTTGGAATTAGATTACATCGTTGATGATGCCAAAGCAAAACAGGGATTTTATACACCGGGATCACACATTCCGATTGTCGATAGGGGCGTAATGGACAAAGCAAATCCTGATGTTGTAATTGTGTTTGCGTGGAGTTTTATTGATGAAATTTCATCCAAAGTTTCTAATAGCCGATTAGTTGTTCCATTGCCGTACATTTATGATGTAAAAAAATGGGCGGTAGCATGATTTCTTTAATTTTGCCGTATTGGGACAGACAGGTTGCGGCGAATAAGGCTTTGCTGCAATTGGCGCAAACTTATCCTGATTTAGATATGGAAGTTATTGTCGTTGATGATGGCAATTTGGTTCCATTCCAAACGCCGGATGTTGCTCTGAATATCCGCGTCATTCGGTTACCGGAAAAGACGATACCAAAATGCCCAACTTTGGCATGGAATGTTGGCGTTAAATATGCTATTGGCGACATTGTTGTTTTAAGTTGCATTGAAATACTTCACACTCAGCCAGTTATTGAGAAATTAGTAGAATCGGTGCGCAACATTGGGCCGTTAGGTTATGTTTTAGCTGCTGCGTGGAATCCAGAAACAGATACATGGCATTGCCATAGCGCAGTAAAAACACCTCGCAATCCAACCGGAACTGGATTGTCTTTTTGTGGAGCAATGCACAAATCGCTTTATTTAAAAGCGGGTGGATTTGACGATGAGTACCGCAATAATGGTGGCGCAGGATACGAGGACAATGATTTTATCAATCGAATGCTAATTGCTGGTGCAAGATTTGTAATCCGCGATGATTTAATAGTGATTCATCCAAAATCAGACGCTACAATTAGTTGGGGGCCTGGTCGATTTACTATTAACGAAAAGTTGTATTACAAAAAATGGCCTAATGAACTGCGTTTAAACTCCATAACTTTCTGCTGTGTCAATGCGGGCGATTACCTTGGACGCGGGCGGGAGTACGTTGAAAAGCTCTATGCAATGCTGTTGTGTTGCCTTCCTGATGGGCTGGCATTCAAGTTTGTCTGCTTTACTGATGATCCGTTTGAAAAGGAAGGGATTGAGTGCCGACCTTTGATTGATGGCATTGAAGGTTGGAATCAAAAGATTGCGCTATTTAAGCCAGGTGTATTTGAGGATGGCGAAAGAATCATTTATCTTGACTTGGATACCCTGCTAATTGGCAGGATTGACAAGATTTTGGATTATCAGGGCGAATTTGCTGTTCTGCGGGATTTTTGGCGTCCTGAAGGATTAGGGCCGGCAGTCATGTTGTGGCGGGCAGGTTTTGGTGATTGGATATGGAATGACTATGCCAGAGCAGGAATGCCAGAACTTGATAGAGGAGATCAGGAATGGCTTGAAACGGTATTTTCTGCTCATGGGTACACGCCCAATATCCTGCAAGATATGTATCCGGGATTCTTTTGCTCGTTCAAGGGGCATTGCAAACCACATCCACCACAAGGAACCCGCGTAGTCTGTTTTCATGGATTACCTAGACCGCACGACTGCGGTGACTGGATGGCGGAAGTCTGGAATGGCCGCGTAACCGGATCGGCGGTTGAACTGCTGTGCAACGTGGAAATGGCGAAAATAGCTAAAAACATCAAATCGGCGTGTTTGCGGGATATTCCAATGCTGGATCAGTTGCCGGCCAATAATGGTGACGTAATGCTGGTGGGTGGCGGGCCGTCCATGAAAGACGAATTAGACTTTATCCGCGCTAAATGGAAAACCGGGACGCCAATTATTGCCATGAACGGAACGGCTGACTTTCTTGCTGATAACGGTATTTTCCTGACATGCAAATTGCCATTGATGCGCGAAAAGAAAACCTACGATTTTTGAAGCGTAGAAGTGCAAAACAATACTTTTTTGCATCCCAATGCCATCCGGCGCTATTTGACTATATTGGCAACCCTACGTTGTTCCATATCGCTTTGGTTGATTGGGAAAAATACGTTCCACAAGATACTAGGGCAATGGTGCTTGGCGGTGGGCATTCCGTAGGCATGTTTGCCATGAGCCTAGCCTATGTACTTGGATTTCGGAAGATGCACCTTTACGGGTATGATTCAAGCTATGCCAATGACAGCCATCATGCTTATGAGCAAAAGTCTAATGATGATGACGCTATTGTTGAGGCGCACGTTCAAGGTAGAACATTTAAAACTACTGCTTGGATGGTTACTCAAGTGAATGAGTTTCAGGAATTATCCGGGCAATTGTCCCAAATGGGATGCATGATTACGACACACGGCCAAGGGCTGCTGCCGTATGTGGCTTGGCAACGAGCAGCATTAGCCAAAGCAGCCTAACTTTGAATACTCAAAGGAATTAAAAATGCTTGCTTCAGACCTAAATAACACTGATTTCGTCAATGCCCGCAATCCCGATTCCGGGCTGCATGTGGAGTTCTATTGGCATGAGCCTGTTGATGCTTGGGCATCGCGGGAAGCCTCTGCAGTAGCGCAGCGTAATGTCGTCGTAAAAGGGCCAAAACAGCCTTTTGTTCGCATTATGGTTCCTGGCATTAAAGAAACGATTTGGGAGGAATCAGTTGCGGAGCGCCACAAGCAGCGTTTCCCTCAACATTGGTTGGCGTGGCAGATGGCAGAGGGTCTGATTGATGGCGACGGTGATATTCCTGGATGGAAACTCTCCGAATGGAACGAGTTAAACGAGGAACTGGTGCGGGAACTTCGTTATTTGCGCTTCCAGACCGTAGAGCAGCTTGCAGGAGCGAATGATAAGCAAATCCAAGGCATTGGTATGGGTGGCGTCAGTTTGCGCGAGAAGGCCCGTGTAGCTCTCCGCAATCGCATGGGCGATGAAACCCGCGAAGCATTGGCCGAAAGTGAGAAGGAAAAGCAGGAACTGAAGGCGAGGATGGAGAAGATGGAAGCGATGATGGCGAAAATGATGCCGCCTGATCCAATTTCACCGGATTTGATACCGCCAAACCCAATTGAAGAAAGTCCGCCATTGGTTGCGCCCGAAAAGCGCGCGCCAGGACGTCCTCCAAAAGCTGAAGCGGCGGCAATTTAAGGATTAATCATGTCAATGACGATGCTCCAAATAATGCAACAGGCAGTTGGTGAAATGGGAAGCGGCGCGGTTCCTACTTATGTAGCCGGAAACACGCAGCAGGACACCGTTCAGCAACTGTACCTATTGAATGGATTGGGGCAGAGTCTTTCGCGGGATTTCATCTGGCAGGGGATGACGAAGCAGTACATCGTGACTGTTTCCTATACGACGCTGGTGGGCAGCACGACTATCAACTCGACTACGCTGACAGTCAGTTCAACATCCACAATTGACAATACCTATGGCGTATCAGGTACAGGCATCAACCAGGCTTGCTATGTGAACTCCATAGATAGCGGCACAACACTGACGCTTTCGCAACCGGCTACGGCAACATCATCGGCGCAGACATACACTTTTACCAAGGTCAAGTATGCAATGCCAACTGACTATGACCGGCAAATTGACCGAACGCATTGGGACAAAACGAAGCATTGGGAAATGCTTGGGCCGGAAACGGCGCAACAGTGGGAATGGCTAATTAGCGGGTATATTTCTACCGGGCCGCGCATTCGATACCGTATTTTCGGCAATTTTTTCCAGATTTGGCCTTTTGTTGCATCGGCGGAAACAATTGGTTTTGAATACATTAGTACCGCATGGGCGACATCTGCTGCTGGTGTAGGATTAAGCAACTTTGCTGCTGATACTGACACTTGCCAATTCCCCAACCGGCTAATGGTCGCAGGGCTGAAACATCGCTATTTTCAAGTCAAGGGTTTTGGCGATGTGTTCAGAGAAGAATACGAACGGGAGTTGCAGATTGCGTTTGCCAATGATGCCGGTTCGCAGACATTGAGTTTTGCGCCAAGGGTGAGCGGCATACTTATAACGCAAGCCAATTTACCTGACAGCGGATATGGAACGTAAATGATCCGCAGCCGAAAACAACCACCAATGCGCGCCAGATCAACGGCGCTGACCATTCCCGCCCCTACGCTAGGCTGGAATGCTAGAGATGCCTTGGCGAACATGGCACCGCAAGATGCTGTTACTTTGCAGAACTTCTTTCCTTCGCCTACGTCTGTGCAGGTTCGTTTAGGCTATACGCAATGGCTGACTACGTTCAGCGGGCAAGCGGAAACGCTAATGCAATATGCCGGCGGAACAACGAAGAAATTGTTTGTTATCGCTGGAAACAAGATTTACAACGCCACAGCAAGCGGGGCGGCTCCTGCTGCTGATGTGACCGGGCTTACCAATTCCCGTTGGCAGTATGTGAACAACACTACGGCAGGCGGAAACTATATTCAGTGCGTCAATGGCGCAGACAAGATGCGGATATATGACGGAACCAACTGGCATACCGATGGAGATGGCGTTCCGTATGACGTAACGGGCGTGAATACCAATACCTGCATCGGTATAACGCTTTCGCACAACCGCGTATGGTTCGTGCAGACGAATACCCTGAAAGCGTGGTATTTGCCGGCAGGCGCGATCGGTGGCGCGGCAAGCGCCTTAGACCTATCCTCGTTCGCTACTCGCGGCGGCTTCCTGATGGCTGTAGCAACTTGGACAATGGACGCAGGCTACGGCATGGACGATATGACCGTGTTCATTACATCCAATGGTGAAGTATTGGTTTATCGCGGAACTGACCCTGCAAGCGCGGCTACCTGGTCACTGATTGGCGTCTATTGGATAGGTTCTCCGATTGGCCGGCGTTGTTATATTAAATACGCGGGCGATCTGTTGTTAATTACGCAAGATGGAGTGGTTTCAATGGCTGCTGCGCTGCAGTCCTCTCGCGTTAATCCAAAGTCGGCACTATCAACTAAAATTCAATATGCAATATCCACTTCAATTAGCTCATATGGGACTAATTACGGTTGGCAGTTGATGCAATTCCCTCGTGAAAACATGCTGATTCTGAATGTGCCGATTGCCGAGGGGAGCAGTCAACAGCAATACGTTATGTCCACTATCAAACGTGGCAATGGCGATTGGGCCTGGTGCAACTTTACCGGGTGGCCGGCTAATTGTTGGGAATTGTGGAAAGATGATGTTTATTTTGGCGGAAATGGGTTTGTTGGTAAAGCTTGGAACGGGCTAGATGATAACGGAAGCAACATAGTCACTAACGGCCTGCAAGCGTTTAATAACTTCGGGAATGACCGTATTCAGAAGCGATTTACTATGATGCGCCCGATATTCCAAACGGACGGTTCTCCAGCGATTACCGTTCAAATGAATGTTGATTTTGATGAGTCAGACCCGACAACAACGGCTAGTTTTACGCCAGTGACCTATTCCACTTGGGATTCTGCGGTATGGGATTCAGGAGTTTGGGGCGGCGGATTGAACGTGCTGAAAAACTGGCAGGGATGCACCGGGATTGGCTATTGGGCGGCTCCGCATGTGGTTACGGCATCTAAGGGGATTAATACCTCGTGGATCAATACCACAGTTGTCCTAGAGACA